TCCAGCTTAACCACCAGCGAATCAAAGAAAGGCTTCCAGTTGCGGTTCCAGGTTCTCTCCTGCAGGTCAGGTATCAGCACCCGGATGGCTCTGAATGCTTTTGTACCGGGCGAACGGGCAAATCCTCTGCCACCACACCGATCACAATTCTTCTCAACTATGGAATTAGTCTGCCTGGACATCTCGATATCACGCACGCGGCCTGTACCATTACAGCGGCACCGTTCTGTGACTGCGCCCTTGCCGTGACATGTCACGCACATCTTTTCCAGCGTTTCCAATCGGTATTTTGGAGGAACGTAATTATCGTTATCAGGCGTTGAGCAGCCAGGGTGAATCATTACATGCTCAATACTGTTCATAATGCCACGGCCATCACAGTCGGGGCATGAGTGGGTAGTTGATGCAGAGCGGACATAATCTTCATATGCCAGCTTGGATAGAACTCTGATACAGGAAGGCAGCTTTGAGCCAGCTGCTTTCAGAACGAGCTTTGGGGTTATGCGCCGGGCATGCACCATCAGAAGACCTATGACGCGATCTTTATCCCCTTCGCTGACCCCGGACTTAGCCAGAACGGCTGCAATCCCCATCGGAGACTTTGACTGACACATCCCGATAGCGGCCATCAGGTCTGTACCCGTAAGCCCCTCACTTCCCGTAGCACGGGATGAGTCACTAATCTGCAGGCTCTTCGGATTGAAGTGCTTCAGCGCTGATTCAATTTTCATGCTCACCTTCTCCACACACTTTATTTTTTGTCTGTCCCAATCACTCCGACTGCAATCGCGTGATCCAGGAACCTGAACAGCAGCTCTATCTGACTGCCGTATTTCGCTTCAAACGCTCTCATATCCCGGTGCAGTTCATCGTGATGCGCTCTGCATAGCGGTATCACAAATAAATCATGCGCCTTCGTTCCCATTCCCCCCTGTCCGTGTCCAATGATGTGATGAGGATCGTCAGCCTGTGTGCCGCAACATGCGCAAGTCTGTGACTTTACCCATCGTGTGTATTTCTCATTTTCCCAGCGCTTACGCTTGGGGCGCTTCATGAATGATTCTGGTGATTCCGGGTCTGCATGGAGGCTGATTATCTTTTTGACGATCTGCGCTGCATCCTGAATAACCTCCCGCGCCGGTCGCACCGGAACAATGCGGGCCTCTTTCAGCTCGCCGCTCTGGATACTTTCTTTCGGCATACGCAGAACGCGCCGTGCGGGTGCCTCTGGTATCAGGTCAATCACATCATTCAGGGTTGCCCACCAGCACAGTTCAGGCAGCGTCAACTGGTGATCACCGTTTAGCGCCATATGGCTGCATGCCGCCCTGATTATCCAGAGTGCAGTGTTACCTTTGGCGATATTCTCCAGGCTGCCGGGTACGCCGTTTTCCCTGAAATCATTATCGTGGCTATAGCAAAGAGACACCAGGCCGTTTTCGATTTCTGACACTGTGAATTCATGGTGATGCCACACTCCCAACTGCTCCCACTGACAGCACCCGAAGGACTGGACGAAGGATGCCAGCGCATTCGGTCCACCAGCGGCCTTTATCACGCGTTCGTGACTGAAGAAGGGAATCAGTGAGGGCTCATCAAGTAACGGCTGTGTGCCGTCATTCAGCCGCCCTGATGGCAGGTCTGCCATATCCATTGTCGGTGTGCTGATCACAACGCGGCCCTTGAACATCCTCAGAAGCTCTGGCCCCGGCTTAAGCAGCACAATCCCTGTTCGTGGCGCTATTTCAGGTGTAAGCAGTGCTCTCACTCAGCACCACCAGCAGCTTTATGTGCTGTCCACAGGCCACCTATCCACTGAACACCCTTAGCGGTGAAGCGGGACTGACTGAACATATAGTTTGATTCGGTAGTGGTTCCGGTTCTGACCTCAAACCGACCGGCCTCGATGTGCTGGCTATAGGGCGTCAGGGCTCCATTCAGCCGGTACATAACCCGATTTTCAATCAGGAACAGGCGGAATTCAGGCTCTTTAGCCTCAAGAAGCTTTGCTATCTGGCGGAATGTCATTGAACTGGTGGCCGTGACATAGCGATCCACAAACGCAACCTTTGGTGCGGCTTCAGTAAGCTGCAGCTGTAGGCGATCCTTCTCCTCTTCCATTTCGGCGGCCAGGCGGAGTGCCTCAGCAAAGGTCTGCGGGATTTTAGCTGGCTGGCTTTCCTCTAACTCATGCAGCCGCTTAATCACTTTCATGCGAAGGATGGCACTGTAACCGGTGATGAGGCATTCGGTGTGCTCACGGTCGAGGTGATACTCAGTTCGCTGTCGGTTCATGGTGTCGAGATAGATACGCTGGAATTTCAGCGCATCTCCTCCCAGGTCATCCAGCATACGGCGAATATCTGCAGTGACATTTTTGTGTTCTTTGCCGGTCAGTTCGGCAATCTCACGGCTGGTCATCACTGGGGATTGAATAGCATTGACTACAGGCGCAACAGCACCCGCTGATTGATTCAGCATTTTGACCTCTCCACACACTGTTTTTAACCGGCCCCGCCCCATCATCTGCAAATGAACGGGACCAACCTTTGCCAGTAGTATCTGCATACACTAACTGACATTTTCATTATAAGTGGCTTAGCCAGTAATTTCACCACCCATGACATTTGACACTTAGCTGTAAAAAATGTCTACTCAGTTCTAAGAGAGGAGGCTTCATCCTCAATGACTGTTAATTAGAAATTAATCACGCCTTTAACTCAAAAATAACACAATGATTGGGCAGTCCCCCCCCAAGCTTATGCTATTTATGACAAAACCTCAGTTAGCATAGCCTTTGAATAATACATACTTAATTATCATAAAACTCATAGCCAAGTTAAATAATACAGAGAGGATATTTATGGCAGACCAACCAAAAAACAGCACCAACGGACAGAAAGAAGAAGAGTTCGTGCCAACTAACAGCCAAGGTGAAATTAAAAGCCAAGACAAAAATAAAGAAAAAGATGAAAGCAAAGATGACAATAAAGATGAAAACAAAGAAATTGTGATATCTAGCTTTGCCAAGAATTTTATAGCATCTTTTTGCGTACTAGTAGGCGCTGCGACCTATGCATGGAATGTATATGATTTCCCAGTAAAACATTTTTTCCAAAAATACGGAGATGCAGTTATTGGTGTGATTATAGTGATAATTGGCTGTTCAATTTTCTTATTTTCATCAATCATTCCATATTTGAAATCCAAGTCCTCCAATGATTTTGCCGAAGTAGATCGTGAATATGCAACAAATAAAAATGACCTTAAGTCTACAGTTAACAGCGAAAGCCTCCACATTATACTAAAAAGAATTGAGAGCAAGCTAGAAACAACCTCAACCCAGCCAAGCAATGAAAAAAACATCAATTCGCATTTGGGGGTAGATTCAGTTGACTTAGTCAAGCTAGCCCTTACACAGACAATTAATACCCTAGAAAACAAGGCAGATGCCGCGGATAAGAAAGCTTCTATTCTTCTGCAGAGAGGGGTGAACCTTACCAAGTTCGGGATAATGTATTATCTTTTTTCAATTATCATTTGGCAAATAGTCTTCTTTAAAACCACTTATAGAACAGAGCATCTATACGGAATTTTATCTTGCTCTTTCCTTTTTCTTTTTATAGAATTTTTGAGCGCATGGTTTCTTAAACAGTACAAAAACTTCACTGATAACTCAATTTACCTACTGAAAATAAAATCTATATTTGACAGATTTTTGATAGTCTATTTAATAGATGAAAATCAAAATGAAGGGAAAAAGCCTGATCAAATAAACTTCAAAAAATCTTTGGATTTACTAAGCAAGGATTTTGCATGGCCAGACACAACTGTTATTGAAAGCAAAGAGCAAACCTTTGCGAAAGAAACAATATCTTCACTAACTGAACTTATAAACGCAGTAAAACCAAAAGAAAAAGACTCAGCTGAAAAGTAATTTGCTTTCCTGAAACTCAGGCACGCCTGCTCACGTGCCTGCTTCACTAGCCATGTTGAAACTCGACTATTCAAGTAAAAAAGCTTATGGGGCACTTCTAATGCAATAAATGCCTGCATTGCTCATTGCAGGCATTTTAATTGGATCGCCCCCTTGTGATAAAGCACCCTAAGGCGCTTTATCATACTGTTCAGAATTAAGCCAAAAGGCAGAAAACTATTGTCACTTCGAGTATGTTTGTACTATGGCTGAACAGCAATTTCGCGAACAGCTTGCCGCAATAACCGGAAATTTGACCAGCAATTACGGTCTATCTGCAACACCAGATCAATGAAATCCTGAACAGTATACGGATGATCTCGGCGCAAATCAGTGAGTGTCCCTATGAAACGGCTCAGCTGTTCTGTCACCATTTCAGGAGCATCATGCTGCTCTGATAGCCACTGTTTGATCGCCTGTTCGTCCTGGTGCATCTGGATGAGGCGAAGCGCTGACTGGATGGTGTCCTGAGGAACTACAATGTGCTCAGGATGCTCAACGGAGTCTGCAGCCCAGGTGTGCGCGAATTTTGACTCTGCATAGGTGTATTCATGTTTCATCTTGAATGCGGCCTGAACGCAGGCCCACACTTCAACACCGCTTTTCTCAAGGATTTCGTGCTTCAGCAATGGCAGGTCATCACCATCACTGCCCTCTGTTTCGGCCTGTGCCTGTTTTTCAACGACTGATTGAGTCACGCCGTAGTGCTGTTTAGCCATCAGGATGATGTCCATCAGCTCAGCCGCCTGCAGGTCTGTTTCGAAATCCAGGCTTACTTCTGCGGATTCATCGTTCAGCTCTGCCTCGCAGTGCTTAGCGATCAGCTCTACCAGCTTGCGAGCCTGGGCTGCGCTGAACTGCGGCATAGCATCGGTCTTAGTCAGCTTCTTCTTCCCAGCCGCTTTCGCCTTCTGCATCTGCTCCTGTGCTACTGATGATGCTTTCACGCCATGCTCACGCTGCAGGGCTACTGCTGTGGTTGCGGCCACTTCGCCAGACTTCACCATCTCAATCAGAGGTTCGCCAACGGTCAGAAGCTGCAGGTGCTGTTCAACGTCGGTGATCGAACGTTTCACCTTGGCGGCAATTTCCGCTGGCTCTAATCCCTGGTTAACGAGGCGCTGATAGGCGGCTGCACGTTCCAGCGGCAACAGGGCGCGACCCTGACTGCTGGTGACCATGAATGCCACGCTGTCCGCCTCACTCCCCACGAAGTCTTTGCACTCAAGGCGCAGCGTATAGCCCGCTTCCTGAGCCAGCTTCGCACCGTAATAGCGGTGATGGCCATCGATGATCTTAATGCCCTTTTCGGTGACCTTAACAGCCAGCGGAGGCACATGTTCACCAGCGATAAAGGCGTCGCGGAATTCCTCGACATGGGTCTGATCGATATCACGAATGTTGTAATTAGTTTCAACATACAGCTCATCAACGCCCAGCAGATAAGTTTTGCGGGTGGTGATATCGGTATCGCTATTTTTCTTGTCGTCGTAAATGCGCGCTAGTGTGCTCATGCTGTAGTCAGCTCCCATGTCAGGACAATAATCAGGGCGGCAATCATCACCGCTGCGGTGCGGATGGCCTGGTAGAAAATCTCATTGCGTTGGTAGTGGCTCTTCAGGTGCGCTTTCATAACAAATCCCTGTTCACACTGGCTGAAATGATGCGACCGGTGTCGAGTCCACCGTAGCTGCCACAGTTGAGTGAGCCTTTCACGGCGCAGCGGTCGCAATTCTCTTTGGCTTCGTTACGTGATGCATCGAACTTTGCCACCAGCATTGCTTCACGCCATACCTGTGCTGCACGCAGCCAGAACCCTTTAGCCTCCAGTTCGGTAGCCTGCTTCGCCAGCTGGCGATGCTTTTCGCTCTCTTCTGGCACCGGCGCGGTGTTGATCGAATAACTCCAGTCGCTAGCACGCTTGAGAGTCCCTCTGGTGAAAAGCGGTTTGATAAAGCGCTTCACTGAAGTCTCATGCAGACCCGTGAGCTTGCAGAGTTCGCGAACCTTCAGCGGACCATTGCGGGTAATCAGTTCAAGAATTTTTGATTCGTGGTTAATCATCGCTCTATCCCCTTATGCGCCGCGAAAGCCGTCAGGAATTTCATAGTCAACTGATGAGATAGCCATCACATCACGCTGCCACTTACCGTTGATGCATTTAGGCCGCCCCGCTTTATCCCACTTCTGCGCGGAACTCAGATAGCCGGGGAACTTACCCGGACGGAAAATTGTTTCCGGTCGGACGTACTCACACATTTTTGGGTCTTCAGCCCACTTCGCGATTGAGTAATCCACAGTGAGAATCAGTTCAGCAGCAGTGAAATCTTCAGCCAGGCGACCGCGAATTGGTGCCAGTGAGGATTTTGATTTCTGAAAGCGCATGCCTGCTGCGCGGTTCAGATGCTCCAATACGCTGAAAGCAGCCTGATTTGCATCAGGGGCATGGTCGGGTTGCATCGCAACCTGACAAGAAGGGGTTGTTGTAATCTCTGTAGTATTCTCTGTTGTAATCTCTGTAACATTGGGACAATTTGACCCGATGGATTGGGACAAGTTGACCTTATCCATATGGACAGATTGTCCTTTTCGATAGGGACAAATTGTCTCTCTCGATAGGGACAAATTGTCCGTATCGGCCAGCAAAGGGCTCGCGTAGTTAATTGCGTAATAATTAGTCTGGTCATGCTGCCTTTTTTTAAGCTGCTCAACATAAATCAGACCCATCTTTTTCAATGAAGAGACCGTTCTTTGTATCGTCTTCGCGGTCCACCATGGGAACTGCTCATTCCAGGCATTTATACTGTTATAAACCCAGCGTTTGCCGTCATATTCGACGCCGGATGTAGTGTCTTCCAGCCAATAACAAATCTGCTGCAGCACAATTGCCTCATTCAGGCCAATGCGCTGCGCAAGCTCAGGGCTTATAACCAATGGTTTAACTTTCAGAAGTAGGCTCATGAATTACTTCGACCTCCCTGAAATACTGCTTGAACCGTTCGAGAGAACTAAAGCACTCGCCATGTTCGTAGTTGTCGCGCAGGTAGATAACCCTGTCGTTCTCTGGCTCCCAGCGAATGACCCGCACAGGGATGCCGCGCTTATCTCGGAAGATGCGGTCAAGTTCTCGCATTTGGTCGCCTTCATTCGCTGGTTAGCATCGCCCACAGCCCAGTCAACAAAGCTGTGGTTAACTTCTTCTGCGCCGCCTGGTACATTAAGCACATACCGCAGCGGCTCACTGCTGAAGCGGCCACCAGCCGAAGGGAGGCAACGGAATTGCGGTAACCCTGATAATCTGGTTAAATTGATCACGCGATTAGTTCTCCACACACGTTGATTTAGTCGCATCGAACGCCGCGGGCTGCAATCCTGCGGCGTTCACCTTTTCTGGCGGGCAAAACACGCGATACAGCAGCGTCAGATGCTCCTGCCACTTAGCCATAACCTGATAGCTGTTCTCTTCAATCTGCTCACGCTCCGTCGCATCAATCACACCGTCAGCTGTTGCTTTGCGAATGTAGGCAGAGTGCTTGCCAATCCACTCAACTGACTCCATCAGTCGCTGATTGATATCCGCGTTATCAACATCCTCAATGTCCACCAGCGGGACGTTGACACTGTTTGACTGACGGGACACCGCGTTAGCGATGTGCTTGGTGCCGCTTGCCTGTTGCAGGACCATCGCCCAACCCATTGGGAAAATCTGATCGCCATTAGTGCGGAGGCGGTTGAACAGCGCATCCTCTGTAACGCCCAGCCATTCGGCGGCTTCTGAATACCCACCGGGAAGACATGAAATAGTCTTTTTAATTGCTGCCACCAGCCAGGCTGGTTGCTTTTCTACTTGCCAGTGCTTCTGATCCACGGTTGACCTCTGCTTTCTGTGGTTATCTTTACGAAGCGTTTGAAGTAGGCTTGTCGTAAAGGGACGGTTGAAATTTGAGTTTGCCTTTCGTGCGGAAGGCAGCTTCGGCGGCCCGGCCTTTTGGAATTAAACCGCCCGGACGCTTTCGCCACTGATAAAAGGCTTCTGGTGAAACATTGAAAAAGGCTGCCGCCTTGTTTGGCGTACCGAAAAACTTCTCTAAATCACTGGTAGTCATAATGGCCTCCCCTAAGAATTCTTAGATAGTATTTTCTAAATTAACTTTGGTCAATAAAAACTAAGATAACTTAGTTACTTTTCATTTAGGGGATTTACTGTGAGCTCTCTTGGGGGGCGCGTTAGGGCGCTACGCATGGAAAAAAGGCTGACGCAGGGTCAGCTCGGTAAGGCAGTAGGCGTTTCGGACGTGACCGTAGGCTATTGGGAGCGCGATCAGAACACACCCGGAGGCTTGAAGCTTTCTAAGTTAGCTTCTGTGTTAGGTGTAAGCGAAACGTATTTATTGTACGGTAAGGAAGATGAATCAAACATTGCGCCAGCGCCTATCGGCAGCATGAAGGTTCCAGTAATAAGCTATGTGCAAGCTGGAGTTTGGAGCCCTGAATGTGATGCGCGCAATTTAGAAGGGAATATTGATTACGTGTTTAGCACTGGTAACTTCTCACAGGGAACGTTTGCCCTAAAAATCAAGGGCAAGTCGATGGAGCCAGATTTTGTTGAAGGTGACCTTATCCTTATCGATCCAGAACTTAGCCCTCAGCCTGGCGATTATGTTGTGGCTAAAAATGGCGAAGACGAAGCGACCTTTAAAAAGTACCGAGCCAGAGGTGTAACTGAAGACGGCAAGGAAATTTTTGAACTTGTTCCTCTAAATGAAGACTTTGCTGTACGCAGTTCAGCCAAGGAAAAATTTAATATCATTGGCGTTCTCGTCGAACATCGTCGCCTTATGAGGCGTTAAACATCTAAAAAGTTTGGAGCCTAAATTTATTTAGGCTTTTTTCTTGACCTCAAATCTAAGTTATCTTAGATTAATTACAGATTACTTAGCCGCGCTTGCAGGCGCCGTTTTTAAAAGTGTGTGGAGAGGCAATGAAGATGATCAAGAACATGTCGAACACAACGCTCCGAGACCTGATTACCTTTTTAAGGCTCTTCCCAGATGCTGATGTTGTCTGTTGTGGTGATGCCGGTGTGGTGAGTGTGCAGTGTGATGTTGAAAACGTGGTCCGCGGACCAGCGTTTTAAGAGTAAGGAATTGCTGTGTTGGCGGTTACTCA